TGACGCCGTCGCGATCCAGATCTTCAAGCGCCTGCGGCCCGATACGCAGACCGGCGAAGACGTGGACCTCTACCAGATCAGCATCCACCACAACCGCCCACCGGAAATCATCGACTGCGTGCAGGCCAGCGAGCTGGTGCCACAAGAGGTGATCCGGGCGGTGTCATCGCACATCACCTATGAGCCGGCCAATGGACACCTGGAGGTTCTGTCGAAGGATACGGATGGGCGCGAAGCGCTGGCCCGAATCGCGGCCGACTCCCTGCTGCAATCGCCCATCACCGGCGAGAAGATCCCGCTCAAGCAGTACGACTACCAGAGCCTGGCGGCGCCGCGAAACTTCGACTTGGCTGGCGAGCCCGTGGTCTATGTCAAGGTTGTCGAGCTCGGCTATTCCGCTGCAAACGGCCGCTCGCTTCTCGTGAAAATCTGGACAAAGGATAGCGACGATATCTACACCGCTGCTCGGTCGTTGATCAGCCCCACCTTCGACTTCCGCGATCACCATCTGAACTACGCCAAGCTGTCCATCAAGCTGAAAAAGGTCGGCAAGGACCGCGCACGGACGATCACCGTGATCCTGCGCGACGACAACAAGTGCAACATCAAGACCAAGCGGGAAAAGGACCGGGTGCTGTGCGACCGACTGCTGGCCAAATGGCATCTGGTGAAGGAGATCGGCCATGTCGTCGAAGCCCCTGCCGACACAGTCGCTGCTTGATCTGATCGACCTGTTCGAACGGTCCGGGCAGCCGATTGCCGACGGCGACGGACAGCGGCTTCGTGGGGTGCCCGGGTGGAGTGTCCTTAGACGGACATCTTTGACGCCGAAGCTGCTGGAGCAGTGGACCGACTGCGTCGGCTACGCCGGGAGCTACCCTGCATCGCTTGATGACGATCTCGTTCAAGTCGACCTGACTGAAGATGACCAAGCTGATCGGTATCGCTACCGCTGCCCTGAGACTTTTCGGTGGAAGGTTGTCCCCGCCGCCGAAGTCGCTGTCTACAGCGTTCGGCCAGCTGCAATCCTGAGCACCATCGCCGATCTCCTGGGTATCGCGCAGGCTCTGCGAAAAGGGATTGATGCGCCGCTGCTGGATGATGCCCTCTGGCATTTGGGAAAGGTACGAATCGGGCACGCATTGACAGATGTCTGGCTCGTTCGCGGCCTGGCGCACTCCGTCGAAGAGGTGTTTCGCCACTTCTGCCAGACAAGTCTTCCTGACCAGGGTCTGATTTTGTCGTCTGGCGGTGTGTTGCCGCAGTTTGTTCGCCCACCTCGCAGCTACCGCTTCGCGTCGCTTCGAGATGCAATCGTCGATTACGTCGCAACGCCATGCATCGACATGGATCTGCTGCATCGCATCCTGGCCGCGCCACCCGATGGCGCGATCCGACCCGTGTTGCCGGTGCACTTTGACGAATACACCAACACGCTGACCATCCGCACAAAGACCAAGCCCTGGACGATCAAAGGCGAGCGCCAGGCTGCAGCAGTCCGGTTCATGTTCGAGCAGGCCATCAACGACAGATGGCTCCTTCCAGCCGCCGAGATTCTCGGCGCAGCCTATGCCGACAAGAAGACCGCTCGCAGCCAGCGCATGCAGAACCTGTTCAGCGGCAACACGGAGTGGGAGGACTACATCGACAACCCTGAAAAAGGGAAGTATGGCTTCCGCCGAGATTGACCGGCCACCAGTTGGCAGCACCACGCACAACCGCCTTCGGGCGGTTTTTTGCTTTCTGGGCCCCGCTTTTCCCCGCAGAAGCTGCGCCCGTACATCAGCCCGTACATGGCGGCGGCAGACGCCCGCACAGGCCGACTTCGAAACTGACCTCACGAATTCGCAACAACCAGAAGGAGTGCATCGTGAGTGTCAAACATCTGAATCAAGGCCAATTGGCCGAACGCTGGGGAGTCAGCGAAGCAACGCTTGAACGCTGGCGATCCGAAGGTATCGGCCCGGTATTTCTGAAGCTGCAGGGGCGCGTCGCTTATCGCATCGAGGACATCGAAGCCTACGAGGCTGAGAGCCTGCGCAAGAGCACCTCTGAACGCGTCAATGCGGGAGGTGCGCTGTGAACCGCATCTCCCCCGACGAAGTCCTGACCACCCCGGCAGGCGAACTCGCTGCGCTTGCCAGCGAATCGTTGTTCCAGCTTAAGAACGACGCTGCTGATCTTCTGGCTGCTGCCAAGGCGATCGTCGAGCACGTCGATCGCGCACTGGATCTCAAGTATGCCGACCGCGCACACCAGCTGCGCTTGGCGGCAGGCAAGGACACCGGCGTCGTCCATTTCGACGACGGGCACGTCCGCATCACCGCCGATCTACCCAAGAAGGTCGACTGGGACCAGAAGCGGCTCTCCGAGATCACCCAGCGCATCGCCGCCAACGGTGACGACCCGTCCGAGTACGTGGAGATCAGCTACCGGATCTCGGAAACCAAGTTCAACGCGTGGCCCGAGTCGCTCAAGAGCGCCTTCGCCCCGGCACGCACCCTCAAGACCGGCAAGCCGGGCTTCCGTCTCGCTCTGCTTCAGGAGTAATCGCCATGAAAACCAAACCTACGCTGCTCGAACTGCTGCGCAAACAACCCGAGATGTACCTCCGGGATCTGCCCGAAACCATTCGCATCCCAGCGCTGGACGGCAACCGCCCCGACGAAGTGGTGCGTCGCCTTGAGGACGCCACCATCGATGACGTGGCATTCGCCATCCAGGGCATGGAGTCGGAATCCCGTCTGATCCATCGCCGCCTGGGTGGTCTGCGCGATCTGTACGAAATGGCCCGCAAGCGTGGCGCGCTCGGTATGACCACCGTTGCTGACGCGTTCGCCAGCATTAGCACTGAGGAGGCCGGCAAATGAGCCTCCCCATCATTACTGCAGACCAGCGTCTGGCCGAGCGCCGTGGCGTGAAAGGCGTGCTCGTCGGCAAGAGCGGCATCGGCAAGACCTCGCAACTCTGGACGCTGAAACCCACGGCCACGCTGTTCTTTGATCTTGAGGCTGGTGATCTCGCGGTCGAGGGCTGGGCCGGCGACACGATCCGTCCGCGCACCTGGCAGGAGTGTCGTGACTTCGCGGTGTACATCGGCGGGCCGAACCCGGCGCTGCGCGACGACCAGCCGTTCAGCCAAGCCCACTTCGATGCCGTATGCGCGCGCTTCGGTGATCCGACGGTCCTGGACAAGTACGACACCGTGTTCGTCGACTCCATCACCGTGGCCGGTCGCCTGTGCCTGCAATGGTGCAAGGGTCAGCCACAGGCCTACTCCGAGAAGACGGGCAAACCCGACAGCCGGGGTGCATATGGGCTGATGGGCCAGGAAATGATCGCCTGGCTGACCCACCTGCAGCACACGCGCGGCAAGAACGTGTGGTTCGTCGGCATCCTCGATGAGCGGCTGGACGACTTCAATCGCCGCGTGTTCTCCCTGCAGATCGACGGCTCCAAAACCGGCCTGGAACTGCCCGGCATCGTCGATGAGGTCGTCACCTTGGCCGAGCTGAAGGCCGATGACGGCGCCAGTTACCGCGCCTTCGTCTGCCACACGCTGAACGCATGGAGTTACCCCGCCAAGGACCGCTCCGGGCGGCTCGATCCGATCGAGGAGCCGCACCTCGGCCGCCTCATGGAAAAGATCGCCGGCCCGGCCAGGCCCGCGATCGAACGGCTCGATTTTGCGCGCCCCGCGCCAACTGCCTCGTCTGTCCCTAACACCGAATCCACTTCGACTCAGGAGTCCTGATCATGACCTACTTCGATTTCAATTCCGCTTCCGAACAAACCTCTTTCGACCTGATCCCCAAGGGCACGCTGGTACGTGTCCGTATGACCATCAAGCCGGGCGGCTTCGATGATCCGTCGCAGGGATGGACAGGCGGCTACGCCACTCAGAACGACAATACCGGCTCGGTTTACCTGAACTGCGAGTTCGTCGTGATGGAGGGCGAGTTCGCCCGTCGCAAGATGTGGTCGCTGATCGGCCTGCACAGCCCCAAGGGCCCTGAGTGGGCCAACATGGGCCGCACCTTCGTCAAGGCGATCCTCAACTCGGCGCGCGGCGTTCATCCTGGTGACAACAGTCCTGCCGCGCAGAACGCGCGCCGCATCAGCGGGTTTGCCGATCTCGATGGCATCGAGTTTCTCGGCAAGGTCGACTGGGACAAAGACCAGAACGGCCAGGACAAGAGCGTGATCAAGGCCGCGATCACGCCTGAACACAAAGACTACGCCGCACTTATGGGTGGCGCGCAGGGAGTGGCGAAGGTGACGGTGCCTGCACCCGCAAACGGCGCAAATACCTATGCCCAGGCCACGGGTCGCGCCTCCGTGCCGGGTCGCCCGAGCTGGGCACAGTAAGGGGGACGCCGCCATGATGCTCCGCCCCCGCCAAGCCCTGCTGGTCGAGCGCTCTTTGGCGGCGCTCGCCCAACACGGCAACACCCTATCTGTTGGCCCCACCGGGTC